TTACAATCAACTAATAATATTTGGCAAAGTAATGGTATTGGAGTAATGGGAACACGCTCAATCAATCAACCTCAAATAGAATTCAAGTTGGAAACGTTTGGAGAAAGTTTAGAAGAAAACTATCAATTAATGAAAGACTTCGTAAACGATATTATTAGCAAAAAATTCGTTACACTTGAATATCAAACGGAAATTTTTCAGGTATATGCTGACTTAGCTTTAGCAGAGGTCACAAAGACAGAAGGATATGGCAAAAACGGAACTTTCAGCGAAAAGATAACTTTTGATGTAATCACAAAGTGGTATACTTACGAAAATTTAACTTTTGAAAAAATTCAAAATGGAAAAGTTATTGCTGGTAAGTCTAAAATTTACGGAGGAGTAGCACCGGGAAATTATAAATATGTCAAAGGAACTTCTTACACTTATTATGGAGAGACAAATATAGACCGTTTAAGTCATTGGGAAATAAAAGAAGAAATATTTAGTTTTATAGGAATACTACATCAAAATCTTTATAGTAAACCAACTGGCGTTAGATTTTTAGACACCACTGGAAATGAATATACTGCAATTATATTTAATATGACAGATAAACAAAGTTATATTTTAATTAATACAGATGTAAATGATGAAATTTATCAAGGGTGGTTAGGACCGGTTCCATTAAATTTATTTCCTGCACTTGATTTTGAGCGGTATAGAACTCGTATAATTAAAGAGGGTCAAATGGAACTGGTCAATTTAAGTAAGGCAGAATTTAAAGTTAAGAGAAAGGCGGACTTCGTTTAATGTTAGAGGCTAATGTTTATGATAACTTTAATCCGAACTACTATAATCTTGCCTTTAGCCTACCTAATGGCAAAAGAGAAACGAGAGGTCTGCCTTTACCAAAGGCAAGATGTCAAGTTATTAATTATGAATTATGGGAAACAGGTTATCTTTATACTTCATCGGCTACATTGACCGTTTCAGTAGAAGTTGGCGATATTGTTCAAATTCTTTTTCCTGAAGTTGTTCCAATTGAATATGCTCTAGGAAAAGATAAAAAACTAAATTTAGACATGGTTTACCTTGTGACAGATGTAGATGAAAGCAACAAAGCTACATTAAAGAACTATTTTTGGGCAATGATTGAAAGTCTTGATGTTCCGAATGCAATAACTAAAACGACAAACTCCGCTATCATTGATTATCTAATTGACCCTAATAAGAATAATTTAATGAGTTATGGCTACTTTTTCAATTCAACTATTTTCGCTGGCAGGGCTACGATTAACCGAAAAGCAGAAACTTCATCAGCTCATGACGTAGCTAAAAGGATATTTTCTAAAGTTCAGTTTCAACCAACCACAACAATTCAACACGCTTCATCTGAAGCAGATTCTAGAAACTTATTATTCATCAACTTCGCTTCTAGGAGCTGGAATAGACGTAGAATCACGACAAGGGTAGATATTAAGCAAAGCGTATCAATGGACACGGAAACAATCGTAGAACGTTCAGCTTATAATTTTGCTGTTGTATTCGTTAAAAGCTCAAACACAGACGACTACAAAGACCCTCCTAAAATGTACACAGCAAAAAATAACGGCGATGTCATAGATTATAGCACTTATCACGGAGACGGTACAGACCTGCCAGATGTAAGGACAGCTAAAACATTATTTTATGATAGAGATGACCACGGAAACCCGCCAGATATATCTACTATTAAGGCTGAAATTTCTCCCTCCACGATCGTCACAAGGTTAATATTTAACCAAAATGAATTTTTGCCTTTGTACGTTAATGACTTAGTAGATATATGGTATGAGGGTAAACTATATTCAGGATATATAGCAGACAGGGTTAAAACAGAGTTCAATGATAGACTTATTTTTGTAGAAAGTGGAGACAAACCAAATGTTATATGAGTATGTAGCTACTTACGGAGACAAATATAGAATAGATAGCTTCACAGGGTACAGAGAGCTACGTAAAGACCACTTAGAGTTATTGAATGGTAAAGTATACTATAATAGTGAAAATTCGCTTAGAATTGAAACTGCACTCTTTTACGAAGTCGGTCAATTTGTATCAATTGGTGGTTATCCTTATGGCGGTAGAAAATTTAGATTATTAGAGCTATCAATTACTGATAACCCAG